CCGGAATTTTGAAGGAAATACCTGATATGCATAGAGAAGCAATAGATAAACAAGTAGAAAATCCTATTCACTCTACCTTACTAAATTAGGTAGATGATGTAAGAAGCGAACTTTTCCTTTCATAGCTTTTTACTTCATCTTTTTTTTGTCTAATTAAGAGGTATAAATCACTGAAATTGTATAATATTTCAAAGGAGGATTTAATTAAATGCAAAATGAAAAATGTTGGTTAGAGAATGAATGTAAGAAATTGCATTGTAATGATCCACAAGGTTGTTTAATTAAATATAAATTAAATTACTTATATGATGAAGCAGGAATACCAGAAAACAAGAGAAAAACTCAAGAATTATTTACTGATTTAGATGGAACTGATAGAACAGAATTTATAAAATTAAAACAAATTCAAAATAATATTTTAGATTTTGTTAATTCAGGAAATAACTTATATATCTACAGTTTACAAGCAGGAAATGGTAAAACAAGTTGGTCTTTAAGATTAGCTCAAGCTTATTTAAAAAAGATATGGTTAAAATCAGAATTAAAATGTAGAGTTTTATTTATTAGTGTTCCAAGTTTCTTACTTGCATTAAAAGCAAATATAAGTGAACCAAATGAATATTATAAACACATAAATGAAAATGTGTTAAATTGTGATTTAGTTATTTGGGATGATATTGGAAGTAAAATTGGTACAGAATTTGAAATATCTCACTTATTAAGTATCATTGATGCTAGAATAAATATGGGTAAAGCAAATATCTATACATCAAATGTTTTACCTGAACAACTAGGTAATTTACTGGATATTAGATTAGGAAGTAGAATAGCTAATGCCTCTACTTGTATTCAATTCAAGGGCGGGGATAAGAGATCTTTGACTCTTGGAGGTAATTAAAAATTGTATTACATTAATAGAATTAGAGGTGTTAAGTAAATGATTCAACTTCAAGTTTTAAATAAAATTTTAAGAGATAAAGATGCATCGATTATTACATTAAATAATTTAACATCGGATTACTTTTCAGAATATCCAGAAGAGTTTTGATTTATAAAGGAACATTTAGATGAATATGGTTGTCTTCCTGATATGGAAACTTTTGTTTCTAAATTTGAAGACTTTGAAATTATTGAAGTAAATGAACCTACATCATATTTATTAGAAGAATTAAATAATGATAGAGTAAGAAGAGAATTAACTGAAAACTATAATAGATTAAGACCGCTATTGATGAGTGGAGAAAAAGAAGATACTGAAAAAGCATTAACGATATTAAAAGATGCAGCTGAAAAATCAGCATCTTTGGTTAGTTTAAATTGTGTTAATATCTTAGAGGATACTTCAAGATATGATTCTTACTTAGATAGATTAGAGAATTATGATAAGTATTTTATTAAAACAGGTTTTGATGAACTAGATGCTCTTATTGGTGGATGGGATGTAAAAGAAGAATTAGCAACTATTGTAGCAAGAACTGGTATGGGTAAATCTTGGTTGCTATTAAAATGTGCATCAGCTGCTGCAAAGCAAGGAAAGACTGTTGGTATCTATTCAGGAGAAATGTCTGAAAATAAAGTAGGTTATAGATTAGATACTTTAATAGGTAACTTCTCTAATGGAGCTTTAGTTCATGGTGGAGCTAGTGTTAAAAATGAATATAGAAAATATTTAGATAATTTGCAAGAAAATGTTCCTGGAAAAATCTTTGTATTAACTCCACAAATGATTAATGGACCTGCAGGTGTATCTGCTTTAAGAGCATTTGTTGAAAAATATAATTTAGATATTTTATTTGTAGATCAGCATTCATTATTAGAGGATGATAGAAAAGGTAAAACTCCAGTTGAAAAAGCATCTAATATTTCAAAGGATTTAAAATTATTACAAGTAATTAAGCAGATTCCAATTATAAGTGTATCTCAACAAAATAGAAGTACAGTTGAAGGCAAAGCATTTGATACAACTCAGGTAGCTCAATCAGATAGAATTGTTCAAGATTCAACTATTGTTATTTTTATTGAAAGAAAGAATGATCTATTTAAACTTCATTTAGTAAAATCAAGAGATACAGAAAATGGTAAAGTATTAAGTTATAAGGTAGACTTGAATGTTGGATCTTTCATATTTATTCCAGAGGAAGGAGAGGAAGGTACTTCTTCAACTAGTGAAACTTCCGGCTATTCTGAAGACGAGGTATTCTAATGGCTAATTATATTGAGGTTAGAAAAAAATTCATTTATACCTCATTATGAGATATTATAATGGATATTAAAAGACAACTTCATAATGGAAAGCTAAAAGTAGTAAAGAAACAATCAAATGATAATATTAGAGTAACTTGCCCTCATCACAAGGGAGGACAAGAAGATACTCCGGATTGTGATATCTATATTGGTCCAACAATAAAGGATTCAAAAGGAAACATTATTGTTGCGTATGGAACAGTAAATTGTTTTGCTTGTGAGTTTAAAGGAAACTTTGTAAAATTTGTAGCTGAATGTTTTGATAAAAGCTATGAATGGGCTGAAAATTGGTTAATTGAAAATTATGCAAGTGATTATACAAATACTTATTTAGATTTACCTCCTATTGTTTTGAGTAAACCAAAGAGAACATATTTGGATGAATCCATATTAAATGAATTTGAAGATTTTCATCCTTATATGTTAGAAAGAAAATTAACTAAAGAAGTTATAAAAGAGTTTGAAATTAAGTATGATCCTAAAACAGAATGTATAGTATTTCCAGTAAGAGATGAAAAAGGAAAATTATGGATGTTAACTAGAAGATCTGTTAATAGTAAAAAGTTTATTATAGATAAAGAAAAGCAAAAACCTGTTTATCTTTTATATTATTTAAAGAAAAGAAATATCCAAGAAGCGTATGTGTGTGAAAGCCAGATCAATGCCCTTACGATATGAGCGCATCATTTACCGGCAATAGCTCTTTTTGGAACTGGTTCTGAATATCAATATGATTTACTTAATAAATCAGGTATAAGAGTTTATAATTTGATGTTTGATGGAGATGAAGCCGGAGAAAAAGGAATAAGAGAATTTATTAAGAATATTCGTAAAGATGTTGTAATAAATATTATTCGTTTACCTAAAGGTAAAGATGTGAATGATTTAAGTTATGATGAAGTTGAAAAATTGATTGCAGATCAACTTCAAGTGAAATTTTAGACAACAAAAAATTGTATAATTATATAAGAGCTCGGAGTAGCCTTAAAAAATATATTTTATTAAAGGAGAATAGCAATGGCAACATTTAATTTTGATGAGTATCAAAAACAACAAGCCGCAAGAAAAGCCGCATCGCAGAATGCAAATCAAGGAGAAAGAAAGCCTGTTCATTTCATGAACGAATTCTTATCTAAAGATGGAGATCAGGTAGTAGTAAGATTTCCATATTCAACATTATCAGATTTATCTTTTGAAACTGGTCACAAGGTAGTAGGAGTATTCCCTGGAGATAAGTTTGGTAAGTTTGTAAGATGTACTGGAGACGACAAGTGTCCTCTATGTAATTCTCAAAATGCAGATCAAAAGAAGAAGATTACAAGATTCTTCGCTAAGATGGTTGTATATAATCCAGTAGCTTCAGGCGTTGAATTATGTGCAACAGTATGAGATAGACCTGCAATGTTTGCAGATTCAGATTTAAAGTCTTTAATGACAGAATATCCTGATTTAACAAAGTACTTATTTAAGATTACTAGAACTGGAAATGGTAAGGATACTAAGTATGCAATTTTACCTGTAAATATGCAAAGTCCAGTTTATTCAAATGATGTTTATAAGAAGGATTTCAGTTGTTTAGAAGGTATTGATGCTACAAGAATTTTAAGTAAAACTGTAGAGCAATATCAACAAGCTTTAAATCCAACCGCAGAAAAGGTTGAAACTGCACCAGTTCAAGAAGCAGAATCAACTCCTGCAAAGACTGAATCTGTAGCTGATGTAATGGCTCAGTATAATACGCCAAATTCACCTTTTACTACAGAAGGAGTAGAAATGGTAAACGGAGAACCTGAAGTTAAAGTAGTACCTCAGGTACAAC